CTCCCTAAATAACTTTTTAATATAAGATTTCATATTAGATAAATATATCGAACACACATAAAAAATCAGTGGTAAAAATTCCCAGAAAATTTTTTTAGAAATACTCACATAAAATATTTTAAAGGTTTTTATGGGGAGATATTTTTGGAATGTGAACCTGAAATAATAAAAAAAAATGATTGAATCATTTTAAAGATATTTATTAATATAAATAAAAAATAATGGACATTATAAAAAATATACTAAGAAGAAGATTATTAGAATATATTACATTCGCTGATAAATACCAAAAACAAAAATATGTCGAAGTACCACAATCAGATATGAATATATTTGCAGATAAATTTGCTGAACTAATTAAAAACGCATACGCTGATAAAGGTGGTAACTTTGAAATAAATTCTGGAAATGATATACTTTCTGGTGACCTTAAATTCTGGATGGCAAAAGATATTGATGATGACCCAGATGCCGATATAACTTTCGGTGGTAAAAAAACACAACACGGTATTAAAATTACCACAATGGGACAAGACGGGTCCCGTGAAGCCAAAAAAGATAGCATAACTAAACTTATTGACCTTATGAATACCCGTGGTTTCTATATTGAAATGGATTTAGACCTAGCACAAAAATTAAATATACCAATAATTGATGATGAAGATGAAATTAGAACAGTTCTAAATAAAGATATTAAATATTTAGGTAAAGGAGAATACGAAAGACAAATAGCTGGACATACACATAAAAAAGTACTCGTAGGAATGCCTAAAATTTAAAGCGAAAAATTCCCAGAAAATTTTTTTAGAAAAAGGGGTACCTAAACATAGATGCAAAAAATTACCCAAAAAATTTCTTTACAAATCCGACCCCTACTCTGACACCCCGAACGGGGGGGGTGCAAAGAGGGTTCACGGAGGGGGGGATATGGGGGGTACTTTGGTAGCCCCCCCTATGCCTTATATCTTATCCGAAGATTAATTCTTCGCCATTCAATTTGATTGCCGTAGTACTTGACAATTTGTATTGTGTAAACTTGCTTGACTTCAAATCCTTTCTAAGTAGATTTTTAGCGATTGTAAGCGGTCTTGAGTTAACAATAGGGTAAACACCTTGCTCGATTACTGTTTTACTGTTACGTAGCCCGAAAATGTAAATTTCGCCTGTTTCGTTGTGTACCTTAATACCTTTAGCGATGATAGTATAAGCATCAATTTGTCCTTGACTTCTATTTTCGTTAGGGTTAATAAAAGAATTGATTAATTCAACTCTTGCTTTCTCTAATGTAATAGAATCACCGTTAAATGTAGTAACGTCCAAACCTTGCAAAGTAGTAATGTCTTTAGCTTTAGCGTTGGTTAAACTTGCACCCACATTTACAAGGTTGTTTGATACTTCGCCAAACGAATTGATGTAACCTTTGATAGATACCAAAGAAACGCCCGTAGGTGATTTTGCTAATACTTTAGATAGGTTAGCGATAACTTGAATTGCGACTGTTGACTTGTTAATAGTTTCCATACTTAAAAATTTTAGTGTTTTAATTTGACCTTACAAAGGTACGATATAGGTTTGAATTGTGCAAGTTTTTATTGAATTATTTTCGTGTAGTTATGAACATTTTTTTGTTAATAAAAACTTCGCAATAAATTAGGAATTGTGAATTATTATTTGTACCTTTGCAAAATTTTTATAGGGGCTTAAAAAAAAATATAAGGTAGGTCGGAGTCTACTTTCCGATACTGTTTTGAGTATCGTGCCCTTTGTTTCATAATGTAAAATTACAAAAAAGAAATGACACTACCAAACGATAGTGTCATTATTTTTTATTTTTTTTTAAGCTGTTAAAACTGCTCTGTACTGTTCCAATTTTTCAGATATAGCCACTGCATTACCTTTAACCCCAAAGTACGTTTTAACGTCAGTTATTTTCCAAAAACGATTAATTTTAATACCTTTTGAATATAACTTGCAATCTCTGATTGAAACGACAAGGTTCCAATATGCTCTACTAGATTCAGTATTATTAATATTTAATGCATTTCCAAAGTCAGCCTCAAATTGAGTTCCTTTGATTTCTTTTAAAAATTGTTCCTTGTTCATATACGTTATTTTAAATTGACAATACAAAGGTAAGGATAAGTTTTCACTTATCCAAATCTTTTATGAATTAATTTAATAATTTATTGATTATTTTTGTTGCGTTAATCAACTCGGACTTATTAAACAATTTCAAATCAATAGCATCAACGTAATCATCTTGTTCAACATCGGGATATTCCATTAAACCCAAAGATATTTTATTACCAAACACATCGTGTACCATATAAGGGTGTTTATCTGAATCATCGTAAAAATAAACCAAATCCCCAACTTTAATTTTATTTGACATAACATATTGTTTTAAATTAGACAATACAAAGATAAGGATAAGTTTTCACTTATCCAAATCTTTTAATGATTATTTTTTAATTAATTTCGATTAATTCTCCATTCCATTCAGCACCATTTAAAAACCATTTACCAGCTTTTTGAATGATTTTTACATTAGGTAAACCGTTTAACCTTTCTTTAGTTGTATTCGATTTCCAGCCACAATTTGTAATTGATAATTTATTCGTTTTGCTATAATAAGCAATTTCGTTTTTAAATAACTTCAAAGTGGTTACGTTTGGTAATACTTCAACAGTGGTATTTGAACTTGTAAAAGTTTCATTGTTCAAAAACTTTTCGATTGCATTTTCAGTAATTTTCTTCATAACATATATTGTTTTAAATTTGACTCAACAAAGGTACAACATAGTTTCGATAAATCCAAATAAAATAGGATAATAATTTTATTTATTTTTTTCATTAAAAATTAGGATATATCATTTTATATTATTACCTTTGTAATGTACCAATAAGGTAAGGGTCGCTCCGAGAGGAATGATAGAGTAGACTCCATCACGTCTATATGTTTGGTGTGTAAAAAAAAGTGAAAATAAATTAGGATATATCATTTTATATTATTATCTTTGCAATGTTAATTTAAAATTATAAATTATGAAAGTATTAAGACAAGTTGGTAATGTTCAATTAAACGAGGGAAATTTAATGGCTAAAGGTTTGTTTAATTTGAGCAAAGGTAGTAAAGTATCATTGTGGTTTTGTTCTGAAGATAAAGATGACTTTATGGATATGAATGATTATGACTTTTTCGCTGAAGCATCTAGTATAATCGAGTGCGCTGAAAATCTAGTTTAATTAAATTAAAATAAGTTTAAATGAATAAGGGGACTTGATTGTCCCCTTTGTTGTGTGCGTATATACACAAATGTGTACATTGGTGGTGTATATTATCTTGTATAGATTAAACCATCAATAGGGCATTTTAGACGTTTCTTGATTGTTCCATCTTCTTTGGTACAGAATGATTCATCAAATGATTTATAGTGCGTTGCACCATATCCAAATTTGATTTCCCCTTGCGTTGGTTTTCTGTGGTATTCATAAGTTTTTGTTTGAACTCCACTAATGTTTAATGTTTGCATAATATATTGTTTTAATTTGACTTAACAAAGATACAAATAAAAAACGACACTACCAAATGATAATGTCGTTATTTATATTATTTTTTATTATTCAGCACACAACCCCCAAGGCTGAATCTTGTCAATGTTTCTGCCGTTCAAATTAAGTTCTTTGCAAATGAATTTAGCAAGTTTCTTATTTCCTGGTGTTCCATTGTCAATTTCTCTTGTTCCAATTTGTTGAACAACGTATGACGTATCCATTTGTAATACTCTGCTGCAAAACTTAACGTCTTGTCCTAAATAAAAAGACTTAGTTTTTTTTGCTGTTGATACAACCAAAGTCCAATTGTGGTCGAATCCGTAATTGCTACTAATTTTAATTTCTGCGTTCATTTCTTATTGTTTTAAAGTGACACTACAAAGATAAGTAAAAGAAACGACACTACCAAATGATAGTGCCATTATTTTTAATTTATTTTATAGTTCGCAAATTCTTAAACCAAACTCGGTTTCAACATAAACCAATTCATCTGCACAACCATCGTGTACTTCGTTTAGAACGTGGTCTAATTCATCAATTGGATAATCCCAATAATCGAAGTCAAATTCTTCTCGTGCGTATTCTTGAACTTGTTCAAGTGTTTCTACTTCAAAATTACAACCGATTCTTTTTGCGTATTCTTGTAATGAAATTGTTTCTAACATAATATTTTGTTTTAATTAATTAGACACTACAAAGATACAAAATAAAAATGACACTACCAAATGATAGTGCCACTTTTTTTAATTTATTTCAACTTTTTCTTTTTTCATTTTTTTACAGTATTCACACTCATAAAACTTTACATATCCTACTTGAACTTCTTTACCATAACGGAAATTATTAATTGTAGTATTTTTAAAAAGTAACCATTTGTGTTTGCAATTTGATTGCATACCTTTTGCAATAATGCAACCTAAGAAAGTGCCAACCGTTGCACAACCAATGTATAATAATATTTCCATAACTTTATGTTTTAATTAGACAATACAAAGATACAAAATAAAAATGACACTACCAAACAATAGTGCCACTTTTTTTTGTCAATCTAAAACTATTACTTTATAAACTTGTAATACTTATCTCTTAATGCTATATAAACAGTTTGTTCCCCAACTTCTTCATTATCATCATTAATTATTGGTATTTCTCTTTTTAGTACATTTCTATTGAATTGTGAATCTTTATCCATGTATCTAAAAAATTCTTCAACGTGTTTATTTTTGTTTCGTTTAATCTCTGAAACAATGTATTCATTGATTTTCTTTTCAATTGAAAGTCCCATAATAAAAAAACTAACAACTGTTACCAGCAACAATAAGCAACAAGCAAATAAACTATCAAGTTCCAATCCAATTGGCATTGCTATTAAAAAACATACCATTAATGAAAAGATAGCTATTACAGCACTAAGTAATTTTGATTTTTTTAAATTTTCCATTTTTTTAAATTTTAATTATTAGACAATACAAAGGTAAGTATAAAAAATGGAATAACCAAATGATTACCCCACTTTTTTTAAATTATTTATTTTCCAAATTTTTCAACCCATCCAAATGTTTCAGAAAACATTGCGATAATTTTGTATTTGAATTCATCTTCATCAAATTTATCAATTATCAACAAATCATACCCACAATCATCAGATACAAAATATGTTTCATCATCATCACCCGAATAATTAATTGAAATCTCATTTTTACTTTGAACAACAATTTGAATAATTGCTTGTGAATTTTCAAAATATTCTAAATCACCATAGGATGTGTCATCACAAACAAATTCACCATTTGGTGTTATATCAATTGAATTTGGTAAAACATCTAAAATAATATCAACCGCTCTATCTAAAGTCATAACTTATATTTTTTTTAATTTTAATAATTATACAATGCAAAGGTAAGTATAATAATCCACACTACCAAATATAATATGGATTATTTTAAATTTATTCTGTTAAATTACAGAAAAAATCTTCCTCAACAAAAGTTGTATCCGCATAGTATTCTTTAACGAAATCCATAGGTATTTCAACTTCTTCATTAACTTCTTTACCCATCACTTCGTTTAACGAACCATCATCAAGTAATTGGTGGTAAAGATTACTTCTTAATTCTTGTAATTCGTTTTGAGTTAATTCTTCTACACTTCTATACATAATACATTGTTTTAATTAGACGATACAAAGATAATAATATAAAATGATATATCCTAATTATTCTTTACCAAATTTAAATAAAGAAATAATAAAGATAAATAAATCATCACGTTTATCTTTATTGATTACTTCTAAAGCTAAAGCATATAATAATATGCTAATTAATAAAATTAAAATTGCTACTACGAAAATTGTTAACATAACTTATTGTTTTAATTAGACAATACAAAGATAAGTAATTAAATTGATATAACCTAATTATTGTGGTTTAAATAATTGAATATTTTCTGAACCCAAACTCTTTGTAATTTGAAATCCACTCAAAAAAAACATTTTACCCTCAAAATCTTCTTCACTTGGCAAAAAATCCAAAACTGGTCTTAATATACCGATTATTGTTTTATTTTTGTAGCTAAATATTCCAACTTGTATAATTGCTTGTGTTTCCCCAACAACCCAAGTTCTTTGAATATTATCGTAGGTATTAAAAGAACCCTCTTTACCACTAATTAGTTTACCACCATTAGCTTGTATGTATTTTTCAAATCCTATCATTTTATATCATTTTAATTAGACAATACAAAGGTACAAAATAAAAATGACACTACCAAATGATAGTGCCACTTTTTGTCAACCTAAAACAATTTTTTTTATTGGTTTGTATCCAATCTAAAACTTATCAAACTTTTTTGTGCTGAATCCAACTCTCCATCTAAAATCAATACAACATCAGTTCGCATATAGTCTTTTGTTTCTGTGAATTTACCATTCACACTACCAAACTTTGTTGTGTTCTGCGGTGTAATTTCTCCATTGTCGCTATCTTGATATTTTTCTCTGACAAATACTCTATTATCAACAACAACTATTTCACCAACATCACCCATTTCCTCACCACTATATTCAACAACTCCATTCAACACATAACCATTCGGTGCAAGTATTTTGTGAATAAGATATACCAACCATTCAGTATAACTATAAAACTTTTCTCCACAATCCCATTCAATACCCATTAGGTCATCAGTTGGTGTCCATTGATTCCAAAGACTTGGTTGAGTGCTTGGTGGTTCATTAAAATTTACTATATTTGCCTCACTATTTTGTCCAAATGAACCACTACCAAATACAAAAAACTCACCATCTACTCCAAACACTTCATCAGTGTTTCTTTGCATTCTGCGTGTTTCATTAAATAGTTTAAGGTATTGAGCCATCTTTGGACTTAATTGTTTGTTTAAGTCAAATTTACCGCTAAAATCTGTTGTGTAACCCATTTCTTTATGTTTTAATTATTAGACAATACAAAGGTAAGTATAATATTTTAATAATCCAAATTTATTTTGATTAATTATTGTATAATATCATAATTTTATCATCAACAACTACAACATCACAAGTATCCATTTTTGACATTGCATTTTTAATAATTGCAGTTCTTAAAATAAAATACATTTTATCATCAAAAACATCATCAGGCGTTCTATCCATTTCGGCATATAACTCATGCTCAATAACTGAATCAATTTTTTGTAAGGTATTCATTCCATACAAATAATACGCCATTAAATGACTAAATTCATAGTTCTTTACTAATTGGTCTACTGAATAAGCTCTTGAATAAAACTCAACCTCATTTTTTGGATATGGATAATTTGAATTCATAATATATTGTTTTAATTAATTGACAATACAAATGTATAAAATAAAAATGACACTACCAAATGATAGTGCCATTATTTTTAAATTATTTTAATTCGTACCCGATTAATTCAAAATCAAAATTAGTCATAAGTTCATCAACTGTTTTACCTGTAACGAATATTTTATTATATTCAATACTGTAAAAAGTTCTACGTCTATAATCACGTTGTTCTGCTTTGTGGTAAAAAGACAAGTAAAAAAATTCCTCCATTCCTTCTGTATCTTTGTACATGTGTGCAACGAATAAATTATATCTACCAGACGTAATTATTTCATCTTTCTTTGACGTTTTAAAATGTCTTGTTGGTACATTCATAGTACCAAATTGCGAATCATCACTTGCATCTTTTAAAATCAAATCTTTGAATAAAGGATTTTTTTTGATTTCTTGCGTTACTTCAGTTACATTCATAATTACTTATTTTAAATTGACAATACAAAGATAAACATAATAATCTAAACTAACAAATTTAATCGATAAAATCTTTCACTCATTTCACCATTTATATTGATTGTTAAAAATAACATACGTTGATACACATTGTCAATATCCAAATTTTCAACCCACTTAACAAATTGTTCACCGAATTGCTCTAGTTCTTTTAATCCCGATATACGTTCATTGATTCTAGAATATCGTATTTTTTCACATTCATATAAAATGTCTTTTATTTGACAAAGTTCTTTATTTGTTAATTTTGAAACTTCCATAATATATTGTTTTAAATTAGACTCAACAAAGGTACAACATAGTTTTTATAAATCCAAATAAAATAATATAATAATTTTATTTATTTTTTTTATTAAAAGTTTGGTAGTTTCAATTATTATGTTTATCTTTGTATTGTCAATGAATGACAAAGGGGCTGAGTCGAAAGAAACAGAAGAGTAGACTCCGACCTACCTTATATTTTTTTTAATGTAAAAATATAAACCTAACCATGACTAGGTTTATATTCAATATCTTATTTTTCATTTTGAGAATCAATATATTCTTGAATTGCTTCTGCTCTATGACGTTTAATAATAACCTCTAAATAAGTTTCCAATAGAATTGCTTCTGGCGCATCTTGTTTGTTTAATGACTTAAGAATATCGCTTGTCATTTCTTGTGGTGATTTTGCACTCATATTTTTTATGTTTTAAAGTTACACTACAAAGATAAGTAATTTATTTTAATCTACCAAATTTTAATTAAAATAAAGGTAGTTAAACTACCTTTATTTTTTTAGTTAATTTATTTGTTATTAATTTAGTTCTAATTGCAAAACCACTATCAAAGGCTAAATTATTATTTGCACCTTTCTTTGTCATTTTTTTGTACTTTAAACCACAAATAACATTTTTTTCATCTAAAAAACGTAAATCATCTAAATCAGCGTTAACAACTTTGTACCCCTCAAATTCAGTAGGTAATACATCAAATACCATCGCAACATTAAAACCACGTTTTAATAATTCCATTGATTTTTTATGATTAGTTTCAGAACGTGAAAAAGTTAAATGATAATTTTTTGGTAATTCTTTATCAAAGCGTAAATAATTTTTAGTGTAGTCATAAAATTGTACATCAGAAAATATCTCAAAGATATTTTTACCCTCAAATACTTTGTATTTTTCATACGGTAAATCAGACGTTCCGTTTAAACGTATTGTTAATATTACTTTATCTTTATTCTTTTTAATTGCTTTTTCAATTTCAGTTTTCAATTGAAATAAAAAACCAACTCTATTACGCAAAAAATATTCAGTTTTATTAACTCTACCTTGATAAACATTTTCAAACATACCACCAAACCCACTATCAACCAAACAACTTTCAGCGCACCCCTTACTAGCATGGGAACAAACATTAATACCTTTAGAATTTTGTGTGAAAGGCGACATATATAATATATACGTTAAGAAAGGCAATTGCGTTTCAATATCATTAACCTTTAAACTTTTAATCGTTTTAGCATTATTCGTTGTAAGCAAAATTTGATTTTTCATAATATATTGTTTTAATTTGACCTTACAAAGGTAAGTAATTTATTCCAATATACCAAATATAAAATGATATTATTTTAAATTATTTTTTTTTCATTAAAAATTAGGATATATCATTTTATATTCTTATCTTTGTAGTGTACCAATAAGGTATGGGCTGACACTCACAAGGTGCCTGGAGCGTAGACTCCGACCTGGATTATACTTTTTTAATTAAAATAAATGAAAACAAATTAGGAAATACAGAATTATATTATTAACTTTGTGAATTAATTAATCTAATAACTTGTTTCTGAATAAAGTCAATTTCCTTACTGGTCTTATCAGCAAGTTCAATATCTTTTTTAGTATAAGCTGACAATAACTTTAGCTGAGCTTTTTTAAGCATCGAAGTCCAACATTCTAGCTCACTCAAACCATCATTTTGTAGTCTTATATTTGTATTTATTAGATTTTCCATATAATAATAAATATGTGGTAATTAATTAAACTCAACAACTATCGTACCTTTATACGTACACATATACACAAATGTGTACATATATAGATATAATAAATGGGGAACATTACATTCCCCATCTACCTTTGTCTGTCTATTAAAACAACCTTACACGTTGTAATTTTGTTTTATTCGACTAAGTCAAAGATTAGTTCTGTATAATCTTTTGGTTTTTTGCTATCGACACTAATTTTATCATAAGCCCACTTACCAACTAATTCACTTTCCCCTCTGAAATCTCCACCACCTCGACCATTTGAATTGCAAGTCAACAATGGTAAAGGGTGTATTCTCCAGCCGTCTGCATCAGTAGGTACTTTTGTTTTATCAACAAATTCTTTTTTGTCGTGATTAATAATGTACCTACTTTCTTTTAAAGTAGTTATTTTTGTTGGTATTACTTCTGTTGATTCCTTGCATCTATCGTAAAGATTAGTTTTACAACCCTTAACATTATCTGCGTAATCTCCACCCCAAACAATATTTTCAGGATTCCTAAAAATAAGTGATTCAAAAGCACCCACAAATGTATTTTTCATCCAAGAATGCTCCATTAGTTTAAGACCGCTACCAAATTTATGTGAATAAACCCAAGCTTTTGGTTGTTTTTTGTTATCGTTTAAAACGATTGCATTAAAGTACTGACCCATATTTTTAAGTTTTAATTATTAGACATTACAAAGATAATAATAATATTTTACAATTCCAAATTAATTTGAAATTCTTTTTAAAGTTTTTTCTTGGTCTGTTTCGTACATTTCAGCAACAAACAAAATTTCTTCCAATGTTTCTTTTGATAACTCTTCATAAGTTAACTCATAGTCATCAATCGGGTCGCTACTAAAACTATTTGGGTCGTAAACATTAACCTCAATAGTTGTGCCGTTAAAGTATTCAGCCAACCCTACATAGTTCCCCATTTCGTTAACACAAATTCCCTCCGCACCATCAACTTCTCCAATGTTAAACGTACCATAGTTTTGAATGATACTTTTAATTCTCTTAATGATTGTTTTCTTTTGCATAATATTTTGTTTTAATTAGACACTACAAAGATAAGGATAAGTTTTCACTTATCCAAATATTTTGTAAACTTTTTACCAAGTAAATTCACTTTTAAACGATACTTTTGATTCAATCCACTTCATTACCTCATCGGCATAGTAAGACGTTGTTAAATCGAATAAAAACCAATCAATGTTAAGTCTAGCATCTGGTTCATCAACCATTACTTCCAAACGTGTAAATTCTTTTGCTTTACTTTGGTCGCTACCTTTAGTACTACCTTTTGAATAGTCCCAAACTTTACCAATAACGGCTACTTTCTTTGCAGTCGTTTCAACGGTAATAACTCCACCTTTGCAATACTCACCAATTTTAAATGTTTTTGTTGCCATGTTTTTAAGTTTTAATTATTAGACAATACAAAGATAATAATATAAAATGATATATCCTAATTTATTCTTAAATTTTATACAACATTAAAGTATATTCTTCGGTACTTGCATACCAACCTTTCTTGTTGCACCATTTATTAAATTTGATATAAACATCAATATCGTAATTCTTATTGTTGTATATACCACTATCCAATGCACTCAAAGGGTTTGTATCTTTGTTAGTGTATGGTACACTTGAAGCATTACGCAACCATATAGCTTGATTAGGTTTATAATCTTTGCTGAACTCACTACCACATTTAATTTGTAATGTAGGGAATCTTTTTTCTAACGCAACTGTAATTTCATTGAAGTTCATAATATATTGTTTTAAATTAGACAATACAAAGATAAGGATAATATTTCATATATCCTAATTCGCAACCAATTTTTTTGTTACAGCAATTTGCCCTACTTCAAAATCAGTTATAAAACCATCGTGGTATTGAATAATATCACAAATTGAAAGAAATTTACATTTTTCATCATGATTTTCAAATAACAATTTTGACCCATTGAATGTATGGTCTTCTATAAATAGAGCTGGGTAAATTTCTTTAGCTTTACCTTCACTCAAAAGTTTTTGGATAAACTCCGATTTTTGTCTATATATTCTCTTTGGAGCTTCTTGTTCTTTTTTTGGTTTTTGGAATCCCACATCAAAAGTCGCTGAAACATTATATATATAAAAAACCACAAAAACAGCAACAATAAAAAAAATAATTAAAAACCTGTGTTCTGCTACAAATGAATCAATATTAACCATAATCTTTTGTTTTAAATTAGACAATACAAAGATAAGGATAAGTTTTCACTTATCCAAATCTTTTATGAAATTATTTTTCGTTGGTGCAAATAGTTTCCCCCTCTCTATTGTGTAATTCAATCGTTGATTGATTATCATTTTCTTCTAGTGTTATCTGTTCGGCAGTTTCATACATAACATCTGAATCAAAAGTAACACTTTCAAATTCATTAAACAAATCATCAGAACTATTAATAATTCCATCTTTGATTTTTTTAGCAATCTCATCAACACTTTCATCGTCAATGAAAACACGTTCCCAAATTGTAATTTTAAAATCTACATAAGCCATAATACCTTGTTTTTAAATTAGACAATACAAAGATAAGGATAAGTTTTCACTTATCCAAATCTTTTTTTAAATTATTTTTAATCAAATTCATATCCAATTTCAGTAATGCAAAATGTTGCACCATCAAATCCTGGTCTACGCATTTTCAACATATAAATGTCAAAGTAACCATACGTTTCGTATTTCACACTATCAAACATAATATCCCAATCAGTCAATGTATTTTCTTCATCATCGTCATTGACAATCTCACATTTTATAGCCTCATCAAATTGTTCCGATAACACTTCATTAAGTGTGTTAAGATTGAATCGTTTACCAACTAAGTTTTCCAAAAACTCAACTACCTCTTTTTGCCTTTCTGTCATAATACCTTGTTTTTAAATTAGACAATACAAAGATAATAATACTATTTCATATATCCTAATTTTTTAACAAAAAAAAAGGAAACATTTCTGTCTCCTTTCTTCCCTTTTGTTTTGTCAATTTAAAACCACCATTATGGATGTTTTGTAGTCGAAGCGGGAATCGAACCCGCACGCCTTTTGGGCAAGGGATTTTAAGTCCCTCGTGTCTACCTATTCCACCACCCGACCATTTGAGGTTGAGAACCTCTATGTTGTTAACGTTCATATTTGTTACTCCTACATTCCTTTCTCAAAGGAACAATACAATGTGATTCGGACACGATTCGAACGTGTGACCTACGCATTAGAAGTGCGTGGCTCTATCCAGCTGAGCTACCGAACCATTTGTGGACCACCTTGGAATCGAACCAAGCACCTACTGATTATGAGTCAGTTGCTCTAACCGAATGAGCTAGAAGTCCGATTTGTTCCACAAAGATACTAATAAATATTCAACTTTGCAAATTTATTTTAAAATATTAATTCATTAAATTCAGTGTGCATCTCAATGTGTTCTAATGGATATCTTTTCTTCAATGACTCCACCAATATATCGTTGTTGTACTCTTCATATCCATCTCTTTCAGCATTAACAATTGGGTTAATTACCTCAACAACATCTTGGTCTGTTAAAGTAGTTAGCAAATAAAAATCTTCTTGTGAATATGTAGTTGTGCTTATTTTAATTACTTTCATAATATTTGTTTTAATTAGACAATACAAAGATAAGGATAAGTTTTCACTTATCCAAATCTTTTCCTATTTTATTTAAAACTTTTTTGAAATTTGCTCTTTGTCAAAGATTCTTGTAATATCTTTGATAATATCCATTAAGTTTGCACTAACATCAGTAAAGTTAATTAATACCTCAACGTGTCCGTGTGGTTGTGAAACATTAGACATGAAACTATCATCACCTTTGCAAGTATCGTATTTCTCAACAATCCAACCCAAATTCCATTCGGGTCTTGCACCCTTTCTATAACCTAACATTTTTGTTCTGAATCTGCAACCATTTTCATCAGCAGTAAAGAATATCGTATCAATGTAGTTACTTTGTTTTTTAATACCATAAGACGTACTATTTTGTTCATCACGATTAGATACATACAAAGTATATACTTGTTGCAAATCATTGACAAGTCGTCTTAAGAACTCTTTGTTCTTTTTGATTTTGTTGATTTTTTCAACTTCTGAATCCCCAATTGCTTGTAATACTAAATTTTCCATTTTTCGTTTGTTTTAATTAGACAATACAAAGGTAATAATACTATTCCGTATTTCCAAATTATTTACCAATTATTTTTTATTCTCCACCATAAGGTGCATCATTAAAACTTACATGATTACAATTCTTACATAAATCCTGGTCATTCACATCAAAGTCCATTTCCTCACGAATAAAACCACCACCACAATTGTCGCACATATATTCATTCTCCATTTTAAATTGTTTTAATTATTAGACAATACAAAGGTACAAAATAAAAATGACACTACCAAATGATAGTGCCACTTTTTTTAAATTAATTCCATTTAACATTCAGCATCAAACTGACAAGAACCATTTTCTTTGATACAATCACGTATCTTTTTTCCCAACCCCAAATCAGCATACTCACTCAATTCTTCTTGTGTAATTCCAGCATCTTCGAGCTTTTTGTCGTTCCAACCATTGTTATCCTCAAAGAACTTCTCAATTAGTTGCAACTTGTCGCCCAAACTTTCTTCGATGTTTTTGATTTCCAACTCAACATCTTCGAGGTTGTCCTCATCAAAATAATAACTCAATGTACTTGGTTGTTCCCCTGTTACACCAAATCTGTCTGCTGCATCACTGTCTTGCAAAGCGAACCAAAACTTTCCCTCAATGTCGCCACTGTAATAACGTCCCATATTTTTATGTTTTTAAATTAGATTACAAAGATACAAATACTATTCTATATATCCTAATTTTTATAATAATAATTTGGAAAATGTTCAGATTTTATTCTTTTTATTATAGTACTTTTATACACTAATAAAGACCTAGCCGCTTCACCTATACTAATATATTCAATTCCATCACAAATAATTATTTTTGAATTTGGTTGTGCTTTTATCCTTTCATTTCTAAAAATCTCATTAGACCACTGCTCTTTCCTTAATTCACTAATTTTTTCATATTTTATTTCTCGTTTATTTTTAGTTTTAGGATTTGTTTTTTTTGATACCTCTTTCATTTTTTCCACATATTCATTATCCATCCACTTTTTTTTCATTTTTTCAGATTGTATTTTTCTATTTTCTTTAGATTGTTTATTTTTTAGTTTATATTTCATTTTTTCTCTGTAGTCAGGATTACTCCACATTTTTTTAGAAGTTATTGATTTTTTAATTCTAATATCACTTTTTACCTTATGTGCACCTCTACCACCTTTATCAGTATTAGTTAGTTTATATAATTTAGAATAATAATCAATCCAATAAATTTCTCTATCTTCCCAAATATTTTCACCAACTTCTTCAATTAACTTAATTATTGGTTTTAAGTTTAATGTTTTTAATTCACGTATCCAATTAGCTCTATGAGTCAAATCATTATCATTTAAAGAACAATGGGAACTTAATCTATTATTCAATGACTGAATGGTTTTACCAATATATCTAATAGTATTATCCCTACCATCAATTAAAGCATATATTTTTACTTTTTTCATAATTTTATTTTTATATAAATATAGACTACACATGAAAAAAAGTAAATATTATTTGGTAGATTAAATTATTATTCTTATCTTTGTGGTGTACTAATAAGGTAAGGGCTGAATCGAGAGAATCAGGAGAGTAGACTCCAACCTACCTTATATTTTTTTATTATGAAATAAAAATTGGGGAGAATATTCTCCCCAATTAAATTATGCCATTACCAACCCTAATTTTTGCATTGTAAATTCAAAAGCATCGTTATTAGTCTTGTAATTTGTACCAACCATAATACTTTCCTCACGCCCATTTTCTCTTCTTGGTGCTGACTTTTCGTGGGTAGACCATGAAGTAACCCCACTAAACAAACCAAACAAGTTCATACCTTTCTGATTCGTTTCCTTTGTAATGTGACTGTACAAAGTTTCCATTGAATTCAAAGAACGTGTAGACAATTCGCTCTCTGTCTTAATAGACATTAATCTGTCAAACCCCAAAATGTGTTTAACCATTTCATCTGCCAACGCTTTTGTAACGGGTGTAGATTGAAATTCCTTGTACGTTTCAGTCAATTTAAGGCTCTCTGACAACGCTTGTTCGATAAGGAAAGGTATTTCCTTAATACGTTGTGTTAAACTCGTTGTGTGACGTAATTTTGACTGCCCACTTTTGTAGAATTTAAAGAACTGATTGCTACAAGACATTACCAACTCACCAATACCAACTGACAACCCCGTAGAACCGTCATTACTGTCAATAATTGTTACATATCTTTTGATACGTTCGTCACCAACTTTTGCCATTCCGTCAATTCCCAATTGGATAAACACTTTGCGACCACCGTTTAATGCACCCGCTTTTGATACTGACAATTCGCCAAACCCCTGAATACCGTTAAGTACTAGTTCAACTATCTCATCATTTTGAGATACTGTGTAAGATTCTTTAACTGTATTTAAACATTCGCCAGTTTTGTCGTTAAACAAACCATAATAAGGTGTATCTTTACCCGTAGTTGATAACAACTGCTCTTTTTCAATACGAAAATCTAAGTTATGCGCTACTAAGATTTCATTCACTTTGTTTTTTACTTCACTCATAATAAATTGTTTTAAATGATTAACGATGCAAAGATAATAATACTATTCCATATAAACAAATATAAAACAATATTTTTTTAATTTTTTTTTCATACCCTAATAATAGCGCACGCACGTATACAAAATAAAAATCATATATCCTAATTTATTTTGTTAAATTTTTATATAAAATACTAGTGTACCATGGAGTCTACTCTCCTGGTGGTGTGTGACCCTCAGCCCGTCCAATGACAAAACAAAGGTAAAACAAAAAAAGCATAAATCCAAATGAAATATGCTTTTTTTTTAATTATTTTTTATGTACCTTTGTTAGAATTCAATGAAACTAACACCTTCATCAATTAATTTAGTTATTAATTTTAAATCAGATTTAATTTTAACTCCTTGATAGAATATATCATGTAGACATTCTGAAACCATACTTATCTCATATTGACATGAACTATCATCATCATTACTAATCATACTAGGACTTACTTCATCTTGGATTATCTTTTGTGCTTTCAAAGATAATTCAGGATTGTATTCTATAATAATTCTTGACATAATATTGTTTTATATTGTTTATACTCACTCATACACGCACGTATATACACAATTGTGTACATTTACTACTGTGGGATATGCTTAACTATGTAGTTGTGCATATACTCTTCAAAGGATTCATCTTCCCAAGTTTTGTCTTGACTATATGATTGGACAAACTTATCTGCCAACTCATAAATCTTATCGAACTCTTGCCACAATGATTGTGAATTGTAACCACCCCAAAAATAAAATGCTACAAATAATGCTTTATCGTTTTCCATATTTATCATTTAAGTAATTAACAATACATTCATATTCACTTTTGTTGCCATCATTGAAATTGCTATTCTCAAATATCTCATACTCATTAATAGTATCATAAAATTGAATATCATACTCCATTTGTTCAAACTCACTATCATATAGCTTGATTAAACAAGAAAATAAATACTGACTGTAATTCATATTTTTGGACTTATGGAATTTAAGAATTGATTCCGCTTGTTCTTGCAATGATTTAGCATAAGCATTGCGACCTTTCTGTGTTGTTAAATCGTGTATCATGTTTTCTTATTTTAATTAGACAATACAAAGATATATATAATAATTTACTTTTCCAAATTTTTTTCAGT